CCGCTGCCATGTTGTCAGCATTAATGAAGCTGCGGACGCCTTCGCCTGCGTAATCTTTGCAGTAGCGGGAGAAATCCTGAATGCTGGCTGTTTCCATTTTCCCGCGGAAGCGGAACCGGCCATCTTGCAGGTTTTCCAGCGAATGAATACGGACTGATTCCGGCAAAGCAACAGCAGGGCAGTCAGATGAGGATAGGCGCTCTTCCAGCAGTGCAGAGAGGGACATATCCCGGACTTCTTTGATTGCTGATGCGTCTAAAACTTGAGACATAACAATTTCCTTTTATCGGATGGTTAAACGATGCTTATCGCGCGTCGCGGAGCTTGCCGTCAGGATCACCAGCGATGGTGAATAACTGGCCCTGATCTTCCTGCATGATGGTCAGCTTGCCGCCTTTGCCCACGTACATTGGGGTTTCGGTGGTGTCTTCCTCGGAGGTTTTCCCGCGAGGCGTAGGTGCTGAGAACTTCAACTTGTGAGCCAGCATCACGCGTTTTTCTTCCATCGAATTACTGATCCGGGAAACATCAATCTCGATGGTCACTTTGCCTTTACCGCCGTTATTCAGAACACCCAGAGCGGCGGCATTCAGCGCGGCGGCGATTTTGTTTTCGAAAATACCGGCGTCCAGTTCGGAGAGAAACTCCGGGACGTTGGTCATACGACTTTCAGCCATTTTCATGCCCTCATTATCGCGGCGTACACCGCGGGAAATTACTCACACACATAGACAAGGGCGGCCGGTAATGCACAGGGCGTGCTGGGTGGGGCCAGCGAACCCTTGTCTATGCCTGCGAAAAAATTGGCGGTGGTCATGATCAGAACATTATCTTCGCTCCCCCTGATGTTGGATGGTTGAAGAGTCATGCCACCGCCGAAGCAACTACACACAGCAAACATCGAGGTTCCACGTCGATTTGATAGTGCGGCGGGAGTCGAACCCGCAATCGGGTAGGGAACCCGACCATCACCAGGATGCTTTGCACAACGGTGTGAATCATCCCCCTGAGCTCTCACTTCTCAGTCCGGTTCTCCACGCTTAACTCCACTCGGGCCGCTTCGCGTTGCGGCTTGTGTGGCTACCTGTCCCCACCACTCGCGATAAGTGGACCAGAGACAAGAATGATTCACACCGTTGTGTGCTGGTCTCTCCCAGCCGTCACCCTTATCACTTTGCTCAGATCCCCTCACTTCAGGATCCGGTCAGGCGACACTCACAGTCTCGCATTGCGGGTTATGCCTCATTACGCGGTGAGTTCGCGTCGCCTCGTTAGCTGACTCATAGGCGAAAAGCAGTGTTAACGACAGTACGTTGTCAGCCCAGCTGCTAAATCGAATTAGTTGCCAGGTTTCCACTGGCCCCCATCTGTTTTTTAAGTCACTCAGATATCGTCTGGACTTGCGCGTCTTTCCCGGCTGTCACTGTATGAGTGTGCATACAGACACTGACCAGATAACGCGCTGGATCAACTCGCGGTTACGGTGGCCTGACCTATTTCAATTCAGGCGCATTGATGTGCTTCTCAGTCCGGCAGCTTTATCTGGTCCTTAGCTCCACACATTCACCACAACGGAAAGAGCACTGTATGATTTGTATCCCCTACCTACCGCTATTGCGTTGGTTCCGGCGTCAACCTATCAATGCTCTTACCTGTTGGGTGCCCATTACGCCGGGCCAGCGGCTATTTAAGCCTCACGGGGCATTCTTTAACCGGGATACTTAGCGAGACCGGTTTCACTGCCGTGACAGGGAGGGCTACATGTCGTTCACCTTCTCCATTACACAACCGGCTTTCACCGGAGGCGACCCGTAACGAACTGGTTGTGGCATTCTTCACAACGGGAAGAACACTGGGACTGTGGTCAGATCGGGTTGTTGGTAAGTGAGTCCCTCAACCCCCAGTGTTCTTGCCGTTGTGAAGCAGTAGTCAACTTCTGGTTTACATCTGAACCTGTAAAGATGGCTTACAGGTTAAATCTGTTGAAAGTGGTGCGATGCCATCGGTAATCACTACTTCAACTTGCATGTCGCCAAAATAAATCCCTGAATCGACGAGGTATTCAATTCCTTCTTTTAAATCTTCCTCGTCAAGACCTGTTTCTTGCATTTCCGAACGAGTCAAAATCACTTTTATTTTCATGATTGAAACCTTTCACTCGTAAGATTTAGATGAAAAACAAAGACCAGATGACGGCGGTCCAGAACACTACACCTACTGCTATGGCCATAAGGAATGCTTTTCCACGGTAGCTCATATGTGCCTCTTCGTTGTTCGCTGTTATGTTGCCTGTTTGCATCGTTGCCGGGATTTTTTAGCCACGCCCGGCGCGTGATATCCTCTGTTCACCACAAACAAAGAGGAATTTTGCATGCCATCTAATAGCAGCGTTGAAAATCACACTATCGATTTAGGTACACTTCTCAGGCAGCTTGAAGGTCTACCACTCGACACACGTATTTACTTTGGCGGTCTGGACTTTTACCGAGTAAAACCCCGGGGTTCAAACCTGGTTCAAATTGAATTTAATCAGTCGGTATATCGCACTGATAAAGATCTCTTGGTGGTCGAAGACCATTCACGATAGCCGCTGCATATACTGCTGCTTTTGCTAACGAGACTGGCGCATAGCCTTCTTTCATTGCGCCATCTTTAATGCGAGTGAAGAGAACTTTGTCGCTGTAGACTTGTATGGACCAGTCAGAAATCAGAGTGCTGTCATCAGCATCTTCAGCTTTAACTTCATTTACCTGGTGGTACATTGCCGCCGTGACGATATTTTTAGCCTGAACATCGATACCAGCGATTTTCACCTCAAACGCGGATGCAACTGACAAAAGAAGTTCGATATTTTTTTTAAAAACGGCGGAGCCTTTTGCAAGAAAAACCCCGGCGGTAATGGATACACATACCGAGCACAGCGTTTTATCACCCATAACAGCTATGTCGCTTACTTCGTGATTGCTTCTGCCGCAAATCGAGCAGTAATGAGTTTCCTGTGCCATTTCCACTCCCGCGCTGTTGTGTTGTTCTGATAGATTTAAGTTTAACTTTTCAAACAAAAGTGTCAATACCTAAGTTCGAATAATTAAACAAAAAAGTTTGAGGCGAAAAAAAACCGGCCGGAGCCGGTCATTAGTAAAGCTTAATCGGTCACATCAAATTCATCTCAACGCGAACGCAGACCCCAATAATTTCGCAGTTCTCATCGAATGGGATCGGTTTGAAATTTGGATTTAGCGGCATCAAATACATGTTCGGTCCGTCAATCGCCAATTTTTTTACTGTTGCTTCGTTTGAGCCACTGATGCGCGCAACAACAATACGGCCGTTTATTGCCTCTACATCTGGATCAACAATAACGATGGAGCCATTTGGTAGGGAAATGCCTTGCCCGGGAGGGCTATCCATAGAATCGCCAGATACACGCAGTGAAAATGAGTAAGGAGATACTTTCGCTGTGGTTTCAATCCACTCAGTCACGTCCTGCAAATGCCCCTCGACGATCTCTTTCCAGGCTCCTGCCTGCACTGATGATAATAGCGGTACCCTGCGGCGCAGTTCGGGGCCAGGTGTTGCATTTCCAATCGATTCTTCGATAAGTCCGCCTTCATACAGCCAGCGTTCAGTTACGCCTAACACCTCAGCCAGTTTACTCAAATAGCGTGCAGATGGCTCGGTGCCGCCGTTTACCCATTGACTAACGGTTCCCTTCGATGCGCCAGTGGCGCCCATTAAATTAGTGCTCCGCAACCTCAGTAACTTCATACGTTGGTTTATGCGGTCGCTCATCGTTTCATTTTTCATGTTTAAAGAATTAAACAACATGAGGTTTAATTTCTTGACTATTTTGTGTTTGAAACATTAAACTTTGCATTGTTGATTCTTTATCTGGAGGTGAAATGTTTAAACAAGATTTAGTCGCGCATTTCGGCACTGCAACTGCGGCAGCCAAAGCGCTGGGGGTTTCGAAATCAACCGTCAGCCTTTGGAAAGATATTGTGCCGTGGCAGTACGCGTTATTGGCAGAAAAAGCCACAAACGGCGCTCTCAAATTCGACCCATCTCAATACGAAAAGATTACCACCGCTGGCGCTCAGCCATAACTACCAAAAGGAGAGCGACATGTTAGGACTGAAATCAGTAGTGAAAGCAATGTGCGCCGCTTACCCCGGCGGACGGTCGGCAATGGCTGGCGCTTTGGATATGACCGAAACCCGTTTTAACAACAATCTGTACGAAAAGAACGGCTGCCGGTTCTTTGAAATTGACGAGCTGATCGCAATGGAAGACATCAGTGGCACAAGTTACCTGGCGCAGTACTACGCACATCGCCGTGGTGGCCTGTACGTAGATATTCCTCAGTTCGATGAACTTGATCAGGTTGAGCTTTTTAGCAAAAGCGTCCGTACCGCTGCGCACCGCGGGCAGGTCGACATGATTATTCAGTCATCACTGGCAGATGGGGTTATTGATGAGCTGGAAGCCGAAAAAATCTTGGATTTTCACCGTCAGCATTTAGCTGCGCGTGATGCAGAGGTTAGGGCTGTGCTGGCGCTGTTTGGCAAGAAAAGTAAAGCCGGAAAGGGTGACGCCCCAAGTGTGCAGCTTGAGGCGTCGGGCGCATTAAAAACGTGTGTGGAGTAATTAACGCATGAACAGTTTACTCATAAAAGCTGGCGTTCCGCAAATGCGCTGTAAAGCGACCGGCGGCAACAAGCAAGCTTTGTCGTACGAAGTGATGGTATCTGGCCACTGGGTACCGTGCAACTACCAGTTCGCGGCGTGGTGGGTAGGTTACGTCCGCCAGAGCAGCCAGAAGGTGACGGCATGTCTGAAGAAATCCAGAAGCTGGACCGGCGTTACAAGGATTGGCGGGGCGTTGTGGTACACGTCGTGGGCTTCGACAGAGCAGGGGATCGCGTCATCTTCATGCGTGCCGGTTACCCGCATGAGTGCGCCCAGCCCGTTGAGCTATTCAAGTCGCGGTTTGAGAGGGTTATGACCGATGAGCAATAAACTCCAGGGGCTGGTTTGGGATGCATGCGCGCCTGCTGGCTTATCCATTTCTCAGGTGGCGATCATGTCTCGTCTTGCTGATTACAGTAACGATGACGGTATTAGTTGGCCTGCTATCCCGCGCATTGCGCGCCAGGTTGGAGCGAAGAGCCCAAACACTGTTCGCAGCGCGCTGAAAGTCCTCGAGGCTGGTGGTTGGCTAAAAATACAGGAACGCAAAGTTAAAGGCCGTAACACCAGCCATATCTTCCGACTCAACGTGGCCAAGCTGATTAAGGCAGCCGCGGAAGCAAATGCAGATTACACCCCTTCAAATTTTGAAGCCTCAAATTTTGAGGGTTCAAAAACTGAGGGTTCAAATTCTGAGGGTTCAAATAACAAAGCTTTCGAGGCAGTTAGCCCTTCAAATTTTGAAGCCGATCCACAAGTAACTACAACACCTGATCCACAAGGTAATAAAACCCTTAGTCCGGCCGCTCCGCAGCCAGACGACAGCACTGACGAAAATTTCTTGGTCCTTCATCCGGAAGCCGTGGTCTTCGATGCCAAAAAACGTAAGTGGGGAAGTGCCGACGACCTTACCGCAGCTGAATATATCTGGGGAAAAATAATCCGCATGTACGAAAAGGCCGCTGAAGGCGATGGAGAGATTGCCCGCCCGAAAGAACCTGACATGACGCTTTGGGCAAACGAAGTCCGCCTGATGTGCACTGCCGACGGACGCACACACAAGCAAATCTGTGAACTATTTGTCCGCGCTAACCGAGACAAATTCTGGTGCAAAAACATCCTGAGTCCGTCGAAACTCCGCGAAAAGTGGGACGACCTGATAATCAAACTTAGCGCGAATGTTCCGGCTGATAGTTCGGCTGGTGGTCACTGGAACAGCGCTGAAGCATGGGAGAACACCCTGTGAACAAAATGATGATGGCAGTTAAAAACCGCGACGGTGCCGCGCTGGCTCAGCTGATGCCGGAAGAGCAACCGCAACGCGTCGTGAACGCCGATGCTGAGAAGCTGGTCGACGTGTTGTTTACCAACCTGATGCAGATTTTCCCTGCTGCCCGCCAGACCGCGCTGAGCACTCCGGCAGATATCGCGGCGGCGAAACGTCAGTGGATCCTCGCATTCGCGGAAAGCGGCGTGACCACACTGGAACAGGTGAAAGCCGGTATGCGTATGGCCCGCCAGCAGGAAACAGACTTCTGGCCGAGCTGCGGCAAGTTCATCGGCTGGTGTAAATCCGGTGCTGCTCAGGCCGCTGGCCTGCCGACCGTCGACGAGGTGATGACCGAGTTCAACCAGTATTGCGCACGGCGTGGCGATTACTCATCACCAGCTGATTACCCGTGGTCAGCGCCGGTCATGTACTGGATTGTGACTGACGTTCGTCGCCTCATGCTGCAGAACAACTCAACCGAAGGCGAAGTCCGCAAGTCCGTACAGCGCCATCTGACCATTTGGGCAAAGCGCCTGGCGAAAGGAGAGCAGATCCCCGCGCCGGTTGTGATGCTTACAGCGCCTAAAGCGCCAGCAGGCCCGACACCCGCGCAAATCATGTATGACGAGTATCTCCGGAAAAAAACGGGAGGGCTGGTTATGTTGAATCAGCCGGATCGCAAGCAGGGGGCGCAATGACTTCTGAATTTGCAAGCACCACACCGATCGAACACAAAGACCGCTGGCAGACGCCGGTTGAAGTCTTCACCGCGCTTGATCTGGAGTTTGGCTTTTATCTGGACGCTGCCGCCGACCATCAGAACGCGCTGTGCGCCCGGTATCTGACCGAAGCCGATGATGCGCTGGCCGCTGAATGGGAGAGTTACGGCGCAATCTGGTGTAACCCGCCATACAGCGCGATCACTCCATGGATTGAGAAGGCCGCCGAGCAATGCCGCGCCCAGCACCAGCCAGTTGTGATGCTACTGCCTGCCGACACCTCAACTGGCTGGTTCTCGCTGGCGCTGACCACCGCCGACGAAATCCGGTTTATCACTGATGGACGTCTGTCCTTCATCAATGCCGGTACCGGCAAGCCAGGTAAGAACGGCAATAGTAAGGGCAGCATGCTGGTCATCTGGCGCCCATTCATCAAACCGCGCGGCCAGTTCACCACAGTTTCCCGTGACGTGTTGATCACTGCTGGCGCTGATTACCTTCAGGAGGTGGCTGCGTGAACGAATTCCAGCAAATCTGGCTCGATGCCTACCGCGGTTATCTTAAAGCCGCATCTTACACAGGTGAGCTTTGCCCATCCGATTACACGGCTGCAGGTGAACATGCTGATGCTGTGCTGATCAGCCTGATCAAAGCAGGGGAGGTGAATTGTGATTGATGAACCGAAAGACGACAGTGAAAACGTGCTGGCCTTCACCAAGCGCTTTGATTCAAACGCGGATATCAAAGAGAAGCTCAACCTTGTGAAAGCCGATAAACCTGAGCATGCGCCATATCGTTGTAGTCATGTGAATGTTTTAGTTGACGCTCACCTTCGCCAGCTCACGTGTCGTCGCTGTGGTGCGGTGGTGGATGCATTCGACTGGATCAATGCGCGCGCCGAGGGAGAGCAGAAAATCGAGTGGGAACTCAAATCCTTGCGCCGGGAAGTTGTTGAGCATCGGGAAGGGCTGGAAAAGCTGAAACGGGAAGAGCTGAACACGCGAAACCGTATTAAAAACGCCGAAGGAAAGCTGGCGAAGATCAGCATGGAAATAGCCAACAAGAGCATAGCCGCCGGTATTCCAGTCGCCGCCGTCACCCGTGACACCTACACCGCCGCGGAGAATTCATGATGCAACTGATCCTGCCATTCCCGCCAAGCGTCAACGGTTACTGGCGCTCAACTAAAAAGGGCGTGCTCATCAGCGAGCGCGGGCGGATCTTCCGGTCAAACGCGCTTGCCGCTATTTATCAGCAGTTACGCAGCCGCCCAACGGCACTACTCACCGAACTGGATGTGCATCTGGTTCTGTTCCCACCGACCAGGGCGAAGCGGGATTTAGATAATTTCCAGAAGGCGCTGTTTGATGGCCTGACCCACGCTGGGATCTGGAAGGACGACAGCCAGGTCAAACGCATGACAGTTGAATGGGGGCCGGTGACTAAAGGCGGTAAGGCGGAGATCAATATTTCCACGTTTATAGCGGGGGAGGTGTAATTTGCGTTTCCAATTTAATTCAAATCAAAGTACGTTTATTTGGTGCAAAGAACGCTCTCTGTGCAGTCGGTGTGCAGCCGAAAGAGAGCCATTAAAACTTAAAGTGTGGAGTGATCTATGAATCAGTTACTCGTAATTGAGGGTGTTTCTGTTCGTCTGGATAAAGATGGACGCTACTGCCTCAATGATTTACACCGTGCCGCTGGCAGCGAAGAGCGCCATAAACCAAAATATTGGTATGCTTTGCAGCAAACGCAGGAACTTGTACAAGCTTTGACCGAGGGGGGAATTCCCTCCTCGGAACAAAATCAACCGGTTAGCGTTATCCGTGGCGGTAATCAGCAAGGCAGTTACGTTTGCAAAGAGTTGGTTTACTCATACGCCATGTGGATCAGTGCAACTTTCAACCTGAAGGTTATCCGCACATTCGACGCCAGTGCGACAAAAGCCAGAGAAGCGACAGCGAACGACCTTATGCAGGCTGGAGTCACCTTACTCGGTTTCATGCGTAAAGAATTAAACCTCTCAAATTCTTCAGTTCTCGGCGCCTGCCAAAAATTGCAAATGGCTGTTGGCCTGCCCAATCTATCCCCTGATTACGCCATCGATGCCCCAAGTGATGCTGTTGACGGCTCCAGCCGCCCGACAATGTCCCTCAGTTCAGTCCTGAAAAAATATTCAATCCCAGTTACCCCCGTTAAAGCCTATGAACGCCTCGCGCGCCTGGGCATTGTCGAACGCCGCACCCGCCCAAGCAATTCAGCTAAAGCCAAAAACGGCGAGAAACAGTTCTGGTCAGTGACATCGAAGGGTTTGCAGTACGGGAAGAACATCACCAGCCCGAATAACCCAAGAGAAACACAGCCTCATTTCTATGAATCCAAGGTTCAGGAACTGATCAGGCTGATGGTAACGGCCACAGCGGCCTAACGGGGATTGAATGAGAGCATTGTTAAAACCGTATCCTCAGAGGGAACTGGGGATTGTGCAGTTCGCGCTGCCTGCGGACATGGTGAAGTTCTTCAGCAGTAAACGCCTGCTGATCACCAATGAACCTGCTGACCTGCATACCGCGCCGGATGGCCTGGTGCCAGCAGAAGCACAATCACTTTCACGGGATCCGCGTCTGTCTGGTTTCCTGTCGTCTCCTGAAGTGATCGGGAAAGTCGGCGGCATGGCATCGCTGACGCTGTGGGTTAAGCGCCACCGTGCATGTGAGTGTCCGGATTACAACGGGGAATATCATCACCACGAACTGAATCAGGTTATCCGTGGTCGTGGCGTGGTCTGCTTGTGCTGGGCGCATGACAACGAGTTTCACGGCAAAGATTCGCCGAAACTGGATGCTACCGCGCAGGCGAACACCGCCGAGTTCGTAACAGAAGCAATCCGGTACCGGTATGGCCTGCCTGATGGTCGTCACCTGACTTTGCCTGAATTGTGCTGGTGGGCAGTTTCGAAAGGGCTGGTTCACCTGCTGCCGCAAGAAGTGGTCTGCGAGGCTTTGGGAATGAAATACAACCCGCACGGTGGCCAGCGTAAAGAGGCTGACGTCAACCCTTGGGAGAAGCAACCCCGCGAAGAACTGGCGAATAATGTCAAACCGGTACTGGCGCTGGCAATCGATCCAGAGACGCCAGAGTCTTATGCCCTGATCCCGAAGCGCCGCCGGTATGAGAACTCGAAATACACTCAATGGGTAAAGCGCCAGCCATGCTGTGCCTGCGGTAACGGGGCCGATGATCCGCACCACATCACCGGCAACGGCTTTGGCGGTATGGCGACAAAAGCGCATGACCTGTTCGTGATCCCGCTGTGCAGACGGTGTCACGACTCACTTCATGCGAATACCCAGGCTTGGGAAGTAGAACATGGTGATCAGATGTATCTGGTCATGAAGACATTAGACCGCGCGCTGGCGATGGGTGTTATCGCTACCGGCAAGCAAAAATAAGTGTGGAGACAGCATGAACCTTGAAACGATTTTGAAGCATTTTTCCCCGAAAGGCTTATCCATCAGCGATAGTTCCCGCGCGACGGCCAGCGACGCACTGAACATCACTGACATTATGGCGGCTCTGGGAATGACACAAAGCGGTGCAGAATTCGGCCTTCGTCTGTTTCTGGCAAAAGCCGGGATCAGCCAGCAGGACAAAACCATAGCGATCGGCATGCTGACGCAGTACGCCAAACAGCACGCACCGAAGCATATCGGCAAGGTTGCCGGGCGGCGTATGGCTGAATGCCTGCGCATTATGGCGAAGATGGCTTTCGATGATTACGCGCGCTCGGCGGCGGCCACTTCTCCTTGCCCATGCTGTTCCGGTACCGGATTCCGTGAAGAGACAGAGCAGGTCGTGAACGAGTTGGCGGTGAAGCGTGAGAACACCTATCCGTGGGAGCGTCTCGATAATCCTGAAAGCATCCCTTATGCGAAAGAAAACACGATGTGCAGCCGCACCAGCTACGTCGAAACTCACCGGCGCACCTGCCCAACCTGCAAAGGGAAAAAAGTCATATCCAACCGGTGTCGCTGCAATGGGACTGGCAATGTAACTGATCGGGAGAAATCCATTCTGATGGGGCTGCCGGTAGAAAAGGAATGTCCGCGCTGTCATGGTGTTGGTTATTCCCGACTGCCAGCGTCAGTAGCGCACCGTGCGGTGAAAGCATTATTGCC